TAAAATCATAATAACCGCATGCTGCACCGGCCCCTGTTGGATCACATGTCATTACTTGAGGTTTAGCGTTCATTCGTGAGATACCAGCTTTAGTTTTTCTTAAATCGTCTTCTTGCTTTGGAGATAATTCAGAGCCGTAAGTCGGTGCGATCTCACTCGCCGTACCAAGCGTCAATAAACGCTCATATCCGGGCGGCAATGAAATAACAGTCTCAAGGCTAGTGAATCTATCGACAGGCTTAGGAACGTATAGTCTAAGCTCGTATGCGATTGAAGGAACTGGCCAAATGTTAATTTGCCCTAAAGGATAAGATTCGTTGTAATAAATTTTGCACGGAATGTTTGAGGCCAACGCTTTAGAATCAATCTGAGCCCATTGTGCTTGATTGATCACCTCAACGTCGTATTCAGTGTCACCAATTGCGAGTTTCGCAAAAGCAATCGCGTTTGGCCTAGCAACATTAAAATCCCCAGTCAGCCCAATAGTGTATGTTTGCTGACCAGGAATCAAAGTAACAGGTAAAATTTCATTTTCATAAACAAGAAAGCCGTCCGTTTTTAAGAAATCGATATACGAATTCATAGCAGTCAAAGCGCTTGAAGCCATAGCTGCCGAAGCTACCTCTTGAACCGCAATCACGCCTATTTTTCTGAATGCCTCGTGTATTAGATCCCTTACTTTCATCCGCACCTCTTGAAAAGATGAGGGCAAGCCTACCCGTAAAGATGAGCAAGCCCTCTAATTTAATTAAGATAAGCGACCAACAACACGCGCCGCGAATTCTGGACGAACCACTTTAGATCCGAACAAAATATCAAAACGTTTGATGCCTTTACCTGTAAGGATGTTACCTGCTGACCATAAACGGATTGAAAGACCTGTTTCTGGATCAGTAGCTACCGTCATTTCTTCGCCATCGATTTTCTCTAAAGGAACAACGCAAAGAGCGATTGCTGATTTATGGAATACGATGTTTTGCGGAACTGTTAGCCCGCCATAGCTAGATGCATGACCGAACGTTGTTACTGCTTGGTTATCAGCCGGAACGTTTGTCACGTTTTGATATCCGCCAGATGCAATGATTGCAGGATAGATAGGAATTGTAGCGTTACCAGAGCCGTCAGAAGAAACGTCAGCTGTAACCACGAAGTCCATTAGCTTACCAGTCGATTGCTTAGTTTGCGGGTTAACTGCAAAAACGCCGTTGAAATTAATAACGTCGCCTTTTTTCAAACGATTCGCTGCCGCTGCCGTCCATCCATCAGTCACAACACTTGTCGCGCCGTCAGCAGTCGCACCGTTTGTTAAAGGAGTTCCGCCTAATGCTCCGATAGTGTGTTTAGGCACCACTTGAGACATTAAGAAATCCATACCGATAGCGCGAGTTACTTCACCTTCTAGGTATTGTTTCGATAATGCAGTTGACGGATTAAACAAACCGCTTAGACCTTGGATCATTGATTGTTCAACGAAAGGATCAAGAGCTACCGACATTCCATCTAGAGGAGCGCCTAATGAGGAAAGTTTTGCTTTTGCCAAACCGAACTCAGCAAAGCTATTAGGTAGATTTGTCGCGCTTGGAATTCCGGCATAGTTAGGAATTGATTGGTAAGAATCAGTCATAACTTTAGCCATCATGTTATTAACCAAAGTCGTAATGCTTGGCTCAATAACTAATTCGCGGAAACGATCCATTTTTAGTGTTCTTTCTGAATCTCCGAATTGAACACCGATATTTTTTTGAGCGTTAACTACGATAGGCACTGACTTTTGCTCAACATCTTGAGGTGACATTGTTTCGCCGTCAGCAACGGTTGGAATGAAAGGCAAGCGAACGTTTAAAGTATCGCCGATCTTATGACCTTTTTGTGCGAACTCCTCAGCGTAGCCGACGTTCATTCGCTTTTTAATGTTTCCGATGGCGTTTTTAGCGACCATCAGAGCTTCGTTTGTGATCTCTGAATTTGTTAATAATACTTGAGGCATTTTTTACTCCTAGCCCGCTAGTTATGCGGGAATAGATAAATTGTTATTTTTGTTTAGCTTTCATTTCAGCAAGTCTTCTGCGCTCATATTCCGCGAACGATATCCCAGGCTCTCTAGATGATTTCACAATCGATCCAGCGCTCTTAGATCCCACTGGGTTAATAGGTGCAGGAGCTTTGCTTGTTTTTACTTTTTCAATTTCTTGGGTTTGAGAATTAGTTAGTTTGTCTTCAAAGATACCTAATGCTTTAGTTAGCTTGTCGCCGCTAAGAGTATTTAGTCTTTCGATCTCTTTTGGGTTTTTAGCTAAGTTATACATAACCTCAGGTGCTAAATCTGACTGACTGATCTTTTTCATAAGCTCATCGGTTAGATTAACTTCACACGCTTCGATTACGTCTTCGAAATCGTCATGCTTTTCCATGAATGCATTTAGTTTTGATTGGTATTCTTCAGCTTGTTTTCTGCGCTCCGACTCAGCTTTTGATTTTTGCTCATCAGCCGCTCGTTTCGCTTCACGTTGCTCAATTTTCCACTCTACTAAAGCGTCTTCATAGTCAGGATAACTATCGAAATCCTCTGCTCTAGGTCTACCGTCGGGCTTCTTTTCAGGAGCTTGCTGCTCAACTTGGTTTTTATTACCTTGTTGTTTCAGTACTTGCTCACGCCAATAATCGCGCTCTTGCTCAGCTAGAGACGCTCGTGCTGTGAGTTTGTTAACTCTCTTTTGAAATCCGTTGGTCTTCTTTTTAGAGTTACTGTTTGAATCATCCTTTGATTCGTTTTCGCCTTCCGTTGACTCTAAATTCTCATCTTGCTCAGTCGTTTCCGATTCGTCTGAATTGATTTCGCCCTGCTCATGGCTTGGCGCGGATTTAATTTCCTCAGTGATCTCGTTTTGGCCAACATTGCTAGCCTGATTCTGAGATACTTCAGAAGTGTTTGGTGTACTCATGGGTTTAACTCCATTGGTGGACCCGGTGGTAATTCGCCGGTAAATTGTTCTTGTTCTTGTTTGTATTGCTGATCCATGACTTGATCAGAGCCTGAATCATCAAAATCTGTATTAATTGGTTGGTTCATATCTAGATTGCTTAAGCGTGATTGAATCATCGCTTTTGTGCTTTCAAGTTCGGCCATATAAGCCGCATCCGCAGCCTTTGCTTTTATCTCTAGATCTTTAAGCGCGACTTGAGTTTCCATTTTTGCAAATTCGATTCGCTCTCTAGATTCTATTTCTAATTTTTTAGTGCTTAATGTGGCTGATATCTCGCTATTCTGAGCGACAAGCATTTCGTTAGCTTGTTGAAGCTGTTGTAATTGCGCCTGTATCTCAGGCGGAATTGGAGCTTGATCAGGATTATCAATTAGTTTTGGATCTACGATTTTCTTTAATCGATCAGCAAGCTCTGTGGCATTTGGCCAATCTAGACTTCTAACGATTAAATCAGGTGCTACTTGCATTAATTGTGGAACTGATTGCGCCATTTCTAGCATACCAGCAGCGGCCTCTTGACGTTTAGTCGCAAAGCCTGGACCTGAGTCAACATAGACGTCGTACTTACCAACAGAAAAATCAAAGGTGCGTTTTTCGCCTTTGTAATTAAATAGTTCATTGATGCGAACGATTTCGCCTTCGTCGTTTTCACCTAAAATGCGAATCGCTTGAGGAGCATCGTAAACAATTGGAATAATATCTACGAGGATTCGACCAGTGTGTTTGATGGATAGATTTACGTTATCCGTTAAATGGAATGTGTTCTTTTGTGCTTGTTGAGCGCGGGCATTTATCGCTAAGCCTGATGTTTCATTAGATCGATTTCCCATCGCTGAATCTGTGATGCCGGAAGTATTTTTAATATCCTCAGATTCAAGCATTGCAGCTTGTGTAACGGCCTGAATTGGCGGCTCATAAGTTTGTCTTGAAGGCGGAGGTGCTTGGTTGCCTTCAGAATCAGTTTGTTTCCAAACTAAATAAGGATGATTTGCGGTATTGGCTGTGCGCCACATAGCCGCGTTTTCCGGCGTTATTTGCCCGTCTACTACTAGCCAAGGGGACTTCGGAGCTAAAGCGATTGTTTCAGCCGCCGTGGACTTTAGATAGTTATACATACGCTGAGAATCTTTAGAGTGACGAATCACTGACTCTCTAACCACTTTACCGTCAATATCGTGTTCTTCGCCGTAAACTGGAATGATTGGTATATACTGGCCTGGAAAGATGTTCTCTTCTAGGAATTTAGATCCGTCCATCTTGTACCACTCGATGACGGGAATTTTTGTCTTTCTGGTTTTACCAGTTGGTTTAACGAAAATATTTTTAGCAGCGAATTCAGCAAACTTTTCTTCAGCTTGTGATTTTAAGATTGTTTCAACAAAAGAACGTCCATCGACAATTAGTTGAACTTCAATTAACTCATCGTCTTTCCATTCTTTAGTGAAATATTCAGCGACTCTAACAGTCTGCTCGCCGATCCAGAGCATATCACTTTGGCCGTCGATTTTCCAATCGGTAGCTGATGATATTTCAGATTCCGGAAATTCATGATTGAATTCATCTTTTGGAATGTCTTCAAAAACAAAACCCCAATTCGCATCACTACCGTCTTTTTCTTTGTGGAACGGATCTAGGAGTACTGAATTAGGGTTTCGGATTCTTTTAATTAAGATTTTTTGTTTTAATGACGTTGGAGATTCGTACTCAGTAACAATGCGCCAGTAGCCATAAGAGCGCTTTGCGGCGTTTTCGTGACCTGTATCGTAGGCCTGCTCTGCGTTTGATTCATTTTCGATTTGGCGAATTAAGCCTTGAAAGATTTTAGCAGTTTCAACGTCAGCTTTGTCGTCGCATGGATATACTTTGATTGATGGACGATTTAGTTTCTGGTCATTTGTGACATTTCTGACCATTTGTGGACAGCGATTGATAGTGATTACAGGACGCTTAGCCTGGATTCGCATCTGCTTGATGTCTTCATCCCATTGATCACCGGCAATGAACTTGATATCCTCATCGCCAAGATCGCGCATTTCTTTCGTAGCTTCGACAGCTAGTTGAAAGCGCTTTTTGGCCGTTGAGAATTTTCCAGCTAAGATATCGTCTTTGCTTTTATCGTCTGTTAAATTGTCTTGGGATTCATCCACGAAAACAGAATCAAGCGCTATAAAACTTTAAGCTAACTTTAAGAACTTAAAGATAATTTTAGATTTCTAAAGGCTGGAAGGCGTGATTGAATTAGGTTTCTACGCTAAGTTCATATCTATTCCTTAAGGTCACGTGTCTTATTCGCGTGGCCTTTTTTCTAAAATTTTTTGATAATTAATTGTAACTAACCCATCCAGCCATGCGATCCGCCGCCGCCATGATAAACAATATCATGCTTAACAGGTGGCTCAGGTGACGGGAATTTAGCTCCTAAATCAGCTTCTAAAATCCTAGCGCGACAATCCATCATGTCGTCGTGAGTAGAGACTGGGAATGTTTTGTACTCATTCTCAATGAAAATCTGCACGTAATCTTTAGCTTCGCCTTGATAATCAGTGAAATACAAACGCTCAGGCATAAAGAATCGGCCTTGCTCAAATATTGGAATAAGCTTTTTGATTCTATCTTCTTTAGCGACTGATCCGCCAAGTTCCTTAATCGGGAATCTATAATTTTCCTGCTCTTGAACGAATTTTATATGCTCAATATCTGACTGCATACCGTACTGCTCATAGCCGACAGCTTTAGGTTTCCATTTACGATGTAGCTCAAAAACTTTCTTTGTGCGCTCAGTAAGATTTAAGCGATCTCTTACAGCATCAAGTAAGTAGTAATTAGAATCTGGCGCAAGTCCTATAACTTCCATCACGGTATAATCGTTCGTAGATTTCTTTTTACCTGCTGGATCAACTAGCAAGTAGATATTCCAGCCTTTAGTATTTGGCTTAGTCTTATAATACTGAAGCCATTCTTCTTTAAATCCCATAGCTTTGTCAGCAACAGGGTCCTGGAGCATTTGGCAAGCGTATGAATAAGGTCCTTGATCTCTGCGTTTGATAGCAAGTGTTTCAGCATCAAGAAAAACAGGATTCCCATCAATCTTTCCGTTGTCAGTAGCTGGCTTTATTCTAGGCTTCACAGAACCGCGATCCATCATGGTTTTGTAAGTATCAGCCGCGTGATAGCGAGTGCCGATATATCTAGCGACGCCGCCTCTAGCGCCAAGGTTTAGTGAAATTTCCCAAGCCGCCGTAGTTTTTCGAATCTGCTCGGGTGTTGTCACTGACTCTAATGTCACGACGTCATCATATAAAAGAATGGTAAAATGTTTAGACGTTGGCTGACCGTCTACAAGGCCCCAAGCTTCAACGGTAGATTCTTTGGGGTTAGTCTTACGCTTAACAAGAATTCCATCGTTTAAAGACCATTTAGGCGCTTCATTTTGAGGGTTTTGATATAACACCTCGGGAAACAGATTTTTTAAGAATGTATTGCCCTCAAGTTCGCGCTTAATTTGATCTAAGAAACCTTTAGCAATACCCCTCGTATGACTAAAGATTCCGATCAGCGTGTTATCTGGATCAGCGATGATGTCTTGAATCGATTTACCGAAAGTAATGATTGTCGATTTGTAATGTTCACGCGCCCACAAGTCTAAATGTCCGTTAGGACTAGCCTCAACTTCTCTGCATCGATCATAGAGCCAGTCTTTGTTGATATCAGGCCGTTTGCAGCCGATCGTTAAAAGAAAGAATAAGTCTTTCGTTACTAATTCACGCATGGCTTTGGTGTCTTTGTCGCCCAAGACATCATAATAGAGTTTGTTTGATTGCTCACGGGTGAGGCCTTGGCAGATCAATTTGGTTCCGATACGACTCTTAATGTAGGTTTATATTCGCAGTAGTCGTTTCTTTCTAGAAGATTGCGCGTACAAACAATTCGGGCTTTAGTTCCAGAAACGCCGTATCTGAAAAGCTCGCCATTTTCATCATAAGCAAACCAGCCATAGGGAAGCTCTGGCGATGCGACTCTAGGATAGTTTGCTAGCGCTTGGATTAGATTCACTTATCACCCTTTAGCTGACTAATTCGATCAGTGACGTCATTTTGTTGAACTTCAACTTTTCCATCTAAAGTGACCTTGTGATCGTCTTCACCGGCAATCTTATCGCCCCACTTGTGGCGGTTTTTCATGTTAAAGATCCAGACTGTGGCGTTTAGTGATTTAGATGTGCGCTTTCGAACACCTTCGTCTTCATTTTCTTCATCTAGGGTTTCGTTAAGGACGTGATCTACTCCGAGTTTTTCCCAAAATAATAGGTTTTGATCCCAGGCAATCTTTTTGGCATCGGAAAAATCTGGGTATTCCTTTTCCCAAGCATATATGGTGTCGCGATTAACTTTAATCACAGCCGCGAAGCTTTCGTAACTCAGGCCGCTTCCCATGTGATCAATTAGCATCTGGCAATATTCTGGCTTGTATTTAGAAGGCCGTCCGATAGGATTCTCACTCATAAACCCATTGTAAGGAAAACTAACTTTTAAGATAACTTTAGTTACTTTTAGTTACTTTTAGTTTTACTTTCAGTTTTTTTAATTTAATCTAGGTTTATGCAAGACGATCAAAATAAAGACATTTTTTCTAGAATTGACAAAATAAATGTTTCATCAGGATACGATTCAGAAGAAACAAAGCCTATTACATTGTGGCTACCTGTTGAGATCAAAGAGAAGTTTATTGAACTTAACAGGTGTTCAAAGTTTAAGCTTGGTAAGGAAATCCAAAAGATTGTAATTGATATCGTTAATTACAAGTCTAAAGGCGCTTAATAAAATAGATATTTCCGTAGAGGCGTGGAAAACGTGATGTCAGAGCGACGGCTATAAACTGACAGGAAGCTTGACGAAGCCTTAACGTGAGTACGCCTCTCGGAGCCTAATTCATCTGATCAAAGCCCTTATCAAAGTCCCTAAGCATATCTTTCTGTAATTCAGACCATTGCAGGAAAGCCGCTATATAAGCGTGTGATACGTTGTAAACATACTTCTTTTTTATTAACTCTTTGGCGATTTCGCCGATTAGGTCCCACTCAGACTGAGTCATTTCACCTAGATCGATGACGTCGGGGCCGATATCCAATAAGAACATATCTTTTACAATGGACATACTCCGATGGTCGCATGAAATAAGCACAGATCAAGACTTTTAGGGTCTAGAATTTATTGCATGCCGTATCTTCAATCATTGTTAGGTTTTCTACTGGATCGTATGAAGTCGCCATTCGAGAAAACGCCACAATAGTGGTACTTGGCGGAGCGCTCATCAATAATTGAGTGTTAGAATATTTCAGATTTATAGTTTCGCTGCCCATGGGATTACAAGTCTCATAAGAATATGTGATTTTAAAACTATCGCCGGTTCGAACAAACTTTCCGATATTTTTTCTGTAGTATACGACTGGGGTCACGCCGTTATCGTATGCTTTCATACTTAGTAGCGTCACATTTCCATCTTCTTTCAAAATACCAGCATAACCGGTAAACACCGTTGCGGTCGCACCTGGTGCAATGTATGACCAACTTCCAAAAACAGGATCTGTCGTGGCCGCTGCTGAATCACTACCTTTATTACAAGATGTTAATAAAACGATTGTAGATAACAATAGAATTATGATTCTCATTTTGGTTCCCCTTTGCATGTAATTCGACATGAACTCAAGAAATCTTTAGTTAAGAAATTTTGTGGACCATATCGAGACGAATTTCCAATTTTACGTCGAATAAACCTACTTGATTCAATTAGTATATACGGAAACCATCAAGAATAATTGGCAAAATCTTGATTTAAGTTGTGTGGAATGTAAGAGGGAATGATGAAAACGCGGGATATCGTCGCAATAATAGGTGATACCTTAGAGGATCTAATTATTGAGATCCGGGATTATCAGGACAATGATTTTTCGGACTATTCTGAAGAAACCGTCAGAACGCTTCGGATTATTGATAAGGATGGCACTGAAAAGTTCTATAAGAATAAGCTGGTTAAGAAGAAGTCTTAGGTTTTTTCGCTGAGTCGCGGGTTCTTAATTTGGCAAGTAGGCTTTTGTAAGTTGGGTAAAGTTTGCGTATTTCGACGTCCGACATGCTGTCTATTAATTTCAAAATCAAAGCCCTATCGCTGTTCAACACTTCGACACTAGGCTTATTTACGGCGTCAATTACCGCTTGAGCGCCATTCTTAGCGGCTTCCTCAGATAGCGTCTTTAGCTGAGCTTGTGTGAGCATTACGGCTTGATCTAGGGGTGACTGCCCGTCTTTAGCATCTGGATTCTTATACAGATCCTCAACCGAGCATTTAAGATAGTCAGCGATTGCTTTTCTTGTAGATAGCCAACCCTCTGAAACATCGGTTTCTATTTCTGCTAAAGTCGTTTTTCCAATACCAACTTTTGAGGCAAAAGCCTCCTGATTCATTCCAAGAGCTTTGCGTCTCAAAATGATATTACGTGCAAGTATTGATTTTTGTTTAACTTTAGCCATATTCCATACTTTAATTCGGAAAATCCGTAATTTCGATTCAGATTATCCGTTATTTATGTTGACAAAGATGCGGATTATCCGTATTATTGTCTTCATGGAAGGCAAGTTAGATAAAAGAGATCCTTTAGTGCAGCTAGCTGATAGATGGGCAAAATCGATCGGCCGACGTAAGGCAATGGGCAGATTGCTAAGTCGTAACGTAGCTGGGGGTACGGCCGAAAAGATATGTTATGGCCGCTACCCTAGTGCTCCCCGTGAAATCTTGGCAGAGATTCTAAAGGAAGAATTAATGAAAGACGGTTTCGTAATAGTCGAAGCCTCTTAAAATTTTAGAACACAGATACTCAAAGCAATTTTAAGGCCACTTGATGGCATGGGCATCCTATTGCCTAAAGGGGAAGAAATGAACGAGCTAGTAGTTATTAATAGAAAAGAAACGCAAGGAAATCATAAAGTGATAGCTCGTGATTTACATAAGGCTCTTGAAAGCAAACAGGACTATTCCCGTTGGATTCAGATGCGAGTTGAGACTTACGGTTTTATTGAAGGCTATGACTTTGTTGTGACACGCCTCAGAAATGCCGGACGTAAAAATGCGGAAGCTACAGAGCATTTGTTTACTGTCGAAGCGTCAAAACATCTTTGCATGGTCGAAAGAACGGAAAAAGGTAAACAAGTTAGACAGTATTTCATTGATGTAGAAACCAAAATGAAAGAACGCGGTGAGTGGAATGCTGCCAGAATCGAGGGAAAATCCGTTCGTCGTATTTTAACTAACATAATTTCACAATATATTGATTACGCGTTTTCTCAAGGCTCTAGAAACGCGGATAAGTATTTTCTTATCTATACTAAATTACTGAATTCAGAACTTTTCATAATTGAAGAAAAAAGCCCAAACCACAGAGACAAAATGAATATTACTCAGCTTCATCAGGTTTCAGTCGGTGAGCAAATTTTAATCAAAATTATCAGCGAAGGAATGCGTTCTAAAAAATTCTACAAAGACATCTATCAGGATGCAAAAGAGAAGCTTAAGACGCTTTCTTCTGTGGTTGGTAAATCAAAACTTGGGCAATCAGAAAAACAAACTTTAATGCTGGAATTTCCAGCTTAAAAAGGAATACAGATGGGCCGCATTTCGGATCTTCAAGACAATGATCAGAACGTGTCAATTGATGTTGATTTCAAAATCATTGGTTCAATTCTGACTGTGACTGATTTTCAAGTGTTTGAAAACGTAGATGATAACTGGATTGAGGTTTTAGACAAGAAAAGAGCCCGTGAGCTTTACAATAAGTATCACGGTGATGATTTAATTTTAAAATATTTTGAAAACAAACCAGAACCATATTTCACAGAGGTGG